CTTTTCCCGACTGTCTGATGTGGGAGATTTCCTTGGGGGCGATGCAGCCCTTGAAATAGGGGTTACGAACCTCAAACCCACCCGAACCGTTAGGGAAGGCAATGGCAAAGTAACGCTTGCCGTTGTGGGTGTAACGGGCTTCTCTACATTCTCTTTTTGCCAGCTCCAGATTTATTCCTCTACCTTGTAAATAGGCAAGCAGGGCAGGGGAAGAAAGCGGCACGATTTCCAACTGTTGGAAACTCGGCTCCGTAAAGGACTGCTTGCGAAAAGAGAAAGAAACGGGGTGCACGTGCGGTGCCTGTTCCTCTATGCGTTTCAAAAGGTACGGCACACTGTCCGTTGCATAGAGGTGCGAAGCCAGTGCGATGATGTTGCCGCCCTTGCCAAGTGCAAAATCATACCATTGGTTCCGCTCGGTATTCACCTTGAACGATGCTTCGGTTTCTTCCCTGAACGGCGATTTGTACCAAAGATTGATGCCCTGCCGCTTCACCGGGCTATATCCCAAGCTGTGAAGATACTCTTCCAGCCTGATTTGTTTTGCTGTCTGTATATCCATAAATGATTGTCTTTATCGCTTATTGCTTGTTTTTCTTTTCGCCAGTACCTTTTCATATAGGTTACTGGCCGTATAACCACTTCACTTTATTGTCGTATATATAGGATACGGCTTAAAGTGAAGCGGTTTGATGCACTCCTGCAACCACTTCGCTTTATTCTAATATATAGACCCGGAGAATAAAGTGAAGTGATTGCGAGGATTGGGCTAATAGTGGAAATCCGGTTCGTACCTGTACTTTCTGCCGTTTTCCTGCACTATCATCCGCTTGTTCTTTAACACTGTGATGAGTTTGACCAGCTTGTTGTCACTTAACGGAATGCCCACCAAGGCATACGATTCTTTCAGCGCCTTGCCCAGTTCCTTATACCCATACTCGTCCTGCAACGAGAATGCGGCTTCCAGAGCTATCCGGTGCTGTTGCTCGGAAATGTCCTTGCAGGCATCGAACCTTTCACCTTGGGGTCTGCCGGGTGCTTTGGTTTCTGTCTGGTAGTCCTCCATCAGTTCAGGCAATGCCCTGTCATTGATGCGGAAGGCAAACGGCTCGAAGTCCATCGCACGGATGTGCATGGCGGAAACCTTGCTTATGTCCCCGTTGCTCTTGTCCTTTTCAACGAGCAGCACGGTTTCAGCCTTGTTGTTCAGCTCCGTGCCGATATGTCCCCTTGCGTTCTCATCCCCCTTGTTCTGATGGAGTATCGTGTGGATATGTATCTGCCTGTCGTCCGTCCACTGCATCAGCTTTGATATGATGCGTGTCGATTCACTGGGGCTGTTGATGTCATATACCATGTCACGGATGCCGTCTATTATCACCAGACCAAGGTTTGGCGTATGGTAGATTGCCTGTTCGACAATCCTTATGCGCTGCTCCGGCGTGTACTTCCGCAGGGCAAGGAATTCAAGGTTTTCGTTGTCCCTGTCATCGGGCAGCCCTGCCATACGCATGATGCGCTCCATCACATTCAGACAGTGGTGGGGGCTTTGCTCCGTATCCACATAAAGCACTTTCCGTTTGGCTTCGGGAAGTTCAGCCGCATACCTGAGCACCGTACCGTTTTTCAATGCCGCCGCCACGATAGCCGACACATTGAATGTCTTCTTGCTTTTGGCTTTGCCGATGGATGCGCTGAAATTTCCCAACGTGCCGATAACGGAACCTTTCACACTGAGGATTTCAGGGGCTTTCTCGTATTTTCCCGACAGGCTCAGCCGTGAGGCTTGCCAGAGGATTACCGCCTGTTCGTCCGATATTTCCCGGATGTCTTTCATATAGTCCATAGTGATTCCTCCCGTTACTTGCGTCCGCCTGTTTTCTTCCCTGCCAGTTCAAGGGCAAGTTCCGCGTCCACGATAATCTTGCGCCCTATCTGGGTGATGGCCTTGTCTATCTTTCCGCTTTTCTTTATGCGGTTGGCGGTAGGCAGGCTGCACCCGAACAGCTTGGCTATGCCGAGTATTCCGTACACATACTTCCTGCCTGTATCCGTTACGGGCTGCGGCTGCGCTTCCGGCTGACCGGATGCGTGCCTGCTTAACATGATGAACTCTTCGCCTGTCATCTGCCAGACGGGTTTGGATAATAATTCTTGGATATTTGTCATAGTCCAATCTAATTAGTCGTTAAACAATCAGCCCTGCGCACTGGCTGTTATTTCTGTTCTCGAACGATGCAAAATTAGATATGGATACGGGTGGTAAGGATGGGGATGATATAATCCGAATTTCGTTGTATCTTATTGAATATCAGAAAATAAAAATACCACTCAAAAATTAATTTGAGTGGTAAAAGTGGAACTTTCGTAAAGAATCAGGATATATCACGGATTATCTGAATATATGTTCCATTTCCTTGGCGAAATTCTGGTTGCTGTCACTGGGGAAATCAGAAACTGGCTCCTTGTACTTTGACTTGTAGTAGCTGTCATCAATATCCAGCAGTTTCAGTATTCCGGCTTTCCATTTGTCCCTGTCCTGTTTGGGGAGCTTTTCGCTCATGAGGAATATCAGATAACATACACGTATCTTCTCTCTCGGTTTGGTTTTCAGCTTGCAGTTGCAGGGGTGCAGGTTCATGTTGGCATAGAAATCCGGTGCGGAAATTTCTTCGAACTGTTCTCCCACACATACCTCATGAATGAGCGAAAGTAATTTCATGCTGAAGTATTCGTGTCGTTCCGTTGTTGTTTCCTGCTGGCTGACCGGTTTGCCCGGCTCGTCCTGTCGTTTCCCGTCAGGAATGTATTTCTTCAATATATCCAGAAAAAGACAGCTTTGGCGGTATATGTCCGCACAACGGTTCTTCATATATTGGAATGCCTCATTTCTTGCAGCCTTTTGCAGGTCATAGAGTTCGTTCAGTCTGGCTTTTTCCCTGTCATATTCAGCCTTGCAGCGTTCATATTCTTTTTCTGCCTGTTTTTCCTCTTCGGCAGTATGTTCCCGGTAGCCAATGGAATCATACCTGTTGTTGGCTTCATTCAGCGGCTTGTTCAGACTTCTTGTGACATCCAGCTGGGCTTCAATTTCAAGGGAATACCTTTCCATGTGCTGATGGCAGACACGCTCTATGGCACTGTTACTTATGGGGCGTGTTTCATAAGCCTGTATGCTCTTTTCTATTTCAGTTTTCAGGCTGTTGAGTATCAGGGTGTATTGTTCTTTTTGCCTGTCAAGCACCAGTTCAAGGATGGCGGCTTCAAAAGATTTCATGTCATTGTACTGCTGACAGAAATCGGAAATGAATTTTTGCCTGTCAAAAGAAAAAGTGCTGTTGTCCATATAGTCCCTGTATATTCTGTTGAGTTCCCCGTATCGGGGAATCATCGTCTGTATATTGTCTGCCATAGGTGTCCTACTTTTGTCTGTTCTTTTCATTGTCAAGAAGCATCGTCAGTTCTTCTTCCACCTGTTCTATGCTCGGCAGTGCCGATTTCAGGTTTTCCGGCACAGCCTTGCTGAGCTGATAATCGCTGATGCCGATAGGCTGGTCATAGCCGGTCAGCGCATATTGTGCGACAATCTCATCCTTGCCTTTGCACAACAGCAGCCCGATGGTCTTGTTGTCATTCTCTCCCCTAAGTTTGTCGTCCACCACATTGATGTAGAAGTTCAACTGCCCGGCGTATTCCGGTTTGAACGGGGTAGCTTTCAGTTCCACGACCACATAGGCATGGAGTTTTATGTTATACAGGATTAGGTCGGCATAGAAATCGCTGTCGCCAATCTGGAAATGCTTCTGCCTTGCGACAAAGGCGAATCCGTTGCCCATTTCCAACAGGTAACGGGTGACGTGCTTCACCAGTTGTTCCTCTATGTCCCTTTCGTCCGCACGTTCTTTGGCTCCCGCCAAGTCAAAGATATACGGGTCTTTCAACAGGTAGTTGGCAAGGTCGCTTTGGGGCACAGGAAGCGTGGCGGTAAAATTATTGACCTTGTGGCTGTTGATTTGCCTTTCGTACAATTTGCTTTCAATCTGCGTTTTAAGAGTATTACTGCTCCAACCCATTTCCACGGATTGCTTCATATACCAGTAATCGACACCCAACGGAAGGGAACTGTTCAGCAGAATCACATGGCTTGCCCAATTGATTCTTGCAACAGGTGATGCCAGGAACAGTTTTTCTATGTCCTCAATCGCTATTTGGTAAGCGGCAGCGACTGTTTGGGCTACATCCTGAATTTGTGCAAGAGGTTCTTGCACAATTGCAACTTCCTTGTTGTCTGAAGATTGAATTTGCGCAAGAGGCTCTTGCGCAAATGTCATATTGTTCAGGCTTTGAAGTTCATCCGTGATTTTCTGCACACTTGGAGTAAGTAATTTCGTATCGGTTTCTATAAAACTCCGTAATGCGCCCAATGGATAGGAGCGTGCGAACTGGCACATATAAGCCAAGTTCCTGACCGAATATCCTTTCTTTTCGGGATAACTGAACCGTATCGCCTGCGCCAGTCTCTTGATGACCTTGCCGCCCCAGCCTTGTCGGTTCTGGTGGTACAATATGTAATTGCCCATCTTCCAGTAGTGGAACAGCATCTGCGCATTGGCTGCACTGATGAGCCGGACTTGCGCCTGCTCTATTTCCGAGCCGATGGCATTGACGAAAGCCTCGAAACTTCTTTTCTCTATGTTGTTATCGTTGTTGCTCATTGTTGTATGTATTGAAAGTTACAAAGATAAGCCCAATAACAGGCATACCATGAAACTTGCTGATTGTTTTTATAGTTGGTTGAATTTATTCATTGCATTTGCCTTAATGTCATCTGCGATGTCAATGTAAGGTTTCATGGCTTTATAATCGCTGTGTCCCGTCCATTTCATTACAACCTGTGCCGGGATGCCGAGAGCCAAGGCATTGCAGATGAAAGTTCGTCTTCCTGCATGGGTACTGAGCAATGCGTATTTGGGTGTCACTTCATCTATACGCTCATTTCCTTTGTAGTAGGTTTCCCGTACAGGCTCGTTGATTTCTGCGAGTTCCCCCAGTTCTTTCAAATAATCGTTCATTTTCTGATTGCTGATAACGGGCAGTGCCATGTTGTTCTCAAAGTGAATGTCCTTGTATTTTTCAAGTATGGCTTTGCTGTATTTGTTCAGTTCAATGTTTAGGCTGTCTGCCGTTTTGACGGTAGTAACTTCTATGTGGTCGGATTTGACATCACTTCGCTTCAAGTTACGGACATCTGAATACCTTAGACTTGTGAAACAACAGAACAGGAAAACATCCCTGACACGTTCCAGATATTGTTTGTCTTTGGGTATCTGATAATCTTTCAATCTATTCAATTCGTCCCATGTCAGAAAGATTACCTTCTTTGAGGTGGTTTTCAATTTCGGTTTAAATGTATCGTATGCAATGTTTTGATTATATCCCTTTTTGAAGCTCCATCGCAGGAACCATTTGAGAAATCCTATCTGTTTGCCGATGGTACTGTTTCTCATGTCTTTTTTGTCACGCAGGAAGTTTACATACTCGTTTAGTCCGAACTCATCGAAATACTCAAAAGTCACATCTTCTTTGAACTCTTTCAGGTGATTTTTTACGGCTGCAAATTTTTCGTATGTGGATTCTGTCCAGTTGTTCTGATTGCCACATTCCTTGACAAACTCATCAAATATCTCCCAAAAACTTATTTTAGTATCTTCCTGCTGCTCCTCGTTGTTATTTTTCATTTTCAGATTGAACGCATCTTTTAACTGTTGGGTGGTCGGCATGGTTTCCTGTACCTCAAATTCTTTGAATACGTTTTGAATTTCGGCATAGTATCTTAGCAAATCCGCATTGATTTCGGATGCGCTTTGCTTTAATTTATTGGTACATCCGTTCTTTACACGCTGCTTGTCTGCATCCCACTTGGCTATATCAATGCGGTAGCCGGTTGTAAACTCGATGCGATGGCTTGCGTATATGACACGCATACGGATGGGTACGTTCTCCACGATTGGAACGCCGTTCTTTTTGCGGCTTTCAGGTGCAAAAATGATGTTTCGTTTGATGTTCATGACTGGGTGTATTTGAAATTCCGCACCCAAATATACACCCAAAAATTGAAATAGCGAGCGATATTCGATAATATTTAGATTTAATTATGATTGTAATAAGTTGGTTATTAATAGGTATTTGCAATTGTGTGATATTTTGAGATAGCAAAGGTTCAAGAGCCTCTCTCTCCGCTGACAACCTTAATTATTAAGGTTTTACAAGTAAGGCACCCAAAAAGGAACCCATTTTTAAGGCCCTTTTGGGTGCTTTCCTTTTATCTCCGCTAAAACAATTTGCGGAAGAAGGCGGCTACGGCCGTAAATACTTTTGTCTTCCGAAGGAAGAAAAAGGCAACCGCCAATAGTACCAAAATCCCGAAAATGTAACGCCACCTGTACGGGTCGGCCGCCGGTTTTTCGGTAATATCGGTGTCCCTATCGGTGTCCGTGTTCACTTCTTCCGTCTTGGTCGTCTCCGTCTTCTGTTCCTCCTGCGTTACTCCGGCCGCTTCGGTCTTCTGTCTTACCGTGAAGGTTTCGATACTCTTAATAGCTCCCTGCCTTCCGTTATCGGGTGGCTGCTTCTCTTTCTGCTCCTTTGGCCGGTTCTTGGGTGTGTCTGCGACCGGCTTAGACGGGCCACCCGTCTGCGTAGTACCCTGCTTTGCCGGCAGAGTATCGGGTTCCGGCGGGAAAAACTCGATTTTCGTATAGGTTACTTCTACGCTTTCGGTCTTCGTACTGTCTACCGTCCGGCGAAATTCGGCCGCCGTAGTTTCGTCCCGCTTTTCTTCGGTCTTAGCCGTTTCCTTCGTGCTGCCGGCCAACTTTCGCGGCGTGGAACACCCGATAAGGGAAGCGGCCGCAAGGCCCCAAAGAATAGTTATAAGGGTTTTTGTTCTCATACGATTTCAATAGTAATTTTTTCTTTCCGGGCTATCGCTGCCTTACACCGCTTTGTAAGTTCAAGTTCGTAAGGCGTGGAATTGATAACGCGGCCTTTTACCTTGTTTTCTCCGACCAAGATACAGCCGGAAGTGTCCTTACCGGTATTGCCCCGATGAATCAGAATGCCGTCGAAATGCGGCACGTTCAAAAGGCGCGGAAGGTCGCGGCCGAAGCGCGGCGAACGGTTTACGGTTACTTCGTAGGTTCCGAACGGTATAGCCGTTTCGTTCTTTACCTTCTGTTCCCCGTTGTCGAATCTGCCGTTTCGGTTGTCGTCCCTGTTCTTATCTTCCAAGGTGTCGCAAAAACGCACTCCGTCGATGAACAGCGTACCGATAGTATAGGTTTCGGCGAAGTATCGCCGTTTAAGCGTTAGTCTCATTGTCGCCCCCTTTCTCTTTTTCCTTTTTCAGATACTCGATAACGCCGGCTATAATCTCCTGTTCGTCTTTATGCTGGATGATTTGCGAAAGGATTTTAGCCGCATCCCCGATTTTGGCCCGCTCCTTGGCTTCGCTATTCTCGTAGATACTCTTTAATTCGATAAATCCCACGAACATAGCCCCGATAAACGTAAAAAACGGCAATACCGGTAAAGTGTGGTTCGTCTGCGGATTTAGCTGCGTAATAGCCAACATTTGCACCACGTCGATAGATGTAATTACGAGTATCATATTGAAATACCGGCTTATTTTGTCTACGGTCTTACGCAACCCGTACGAAGACCGGTATTCCCCGCGCTGCTTGGCTTTCCGAATCCCGGCCCAAAGGTCGAGGAAGACCACGAACAGAACAAGCGCGTAAACGCAAGCTATAATAATAAGTTGCGGCCCGAAGGTCTGTAAGATATTTTCCATAGCTTAATTTCCCGTTGTCCCTACGTCGATACCGGCGGCGGCAAGGTCGGCCCGAACCATTGCTTTAACCGCAAGCACTTCTTTAAGGTAGTTTTCGTATTCGGTTTTGTCCGCTTCGTCCGTCGAAAGCCCAAGTACGAAAGCGTTGTACTTGTTGATAAGGCTAAATTCTTCGGTTTCGTCCCGGCGGGAACGCAAAACGGCCTTTACGCATTTGTCGTAATCCGGGCGGCCCCATACTTCCACCGTGTCGTAGTCGTATGCCTTCCTTGCGGCCGGTGCCTGTTCGCCTTCTTGTTCGGCCATAGGTTCCGGCTGTACGTCCACTTCGGTAATATCGTAATTGTAATGCCAACTGCCGTTACCCAAATCCTGCAAAATGGGCGGTCTATCGTTTGAATTTGATTTCATACTTCGATGTTTTAGAAAGTTTCTTAATCAAGTGTTTGCTATCGCAAGACTTCGCCCAACCCCACCAAGGGCAAATAGCCTGCTTAAAGTCCTTTTCGGATAATGGCCCTTTCCGCTTGTTCAGTTTCGCCAACCGTTGGCAAAAGGTCTTTTTAATGCCCTTTCGCATTCGGGTATGCGTGTGGAAAAATACATATCCTACGAAGTCGATACCGCGAGCCGCTACGGGGAAAACCTGCCAATTTCCTTTAACCTCTAATTTCAAATCCCCCAAATACGCCCTAATTTCGCCCATTAAGGAATGAAGGTAGGCTTTATCAGGCGCAAGTATTACGATGTCGTCCGCGTAGCGGAAGTAGTGCTTTACCCGCTTCTGCTCCTTTATCCAATGGTCGAAGTAGGTTAAATAGAGGTTAGCGAAATATTGGCTTAGATAGTTTCCGATAGGTACGCCGTCCGCCGAATCTACGATTTCGTCAAGTAAGCGAAGTAGCCTTTTGTCCTTCAACTTGCGGCGTAGAATGGATTTTAATACGTCGTGGTTAATAGAAGGATAGAACTTGCGAATATCCAATTTCAAACAAAACGTAGTACCTTCCGGGTCTTCCCGTAGGGCCTGTTTTACCTTCTTCGCGGCCGCGTGAATCCCCCGGTTCTTAATGCAGCTATAAGTGTCCGCCGTGAAGGTAGAAACCCAAATAGGCTCCAAGACGTTCATTATAGCGTGGTGCAAAATGCGGTCGGGGAAGTAAGGCAAGCGGTATATTTCCCGTTCTTTCGGTTCGTAAATCGTGAATACGTCGTACTTCGATGTATGGAAAGTACCGTTTAGCAAGGTTTCGCGCAACTTCAATAGGTTAGCTTCCCTGTTTTTGTCGTGTTCGATAACTCCGTACGTGCGTAACTTACCCTTACGGGCTTTTTCGTCCGCAAGCTGCAAGTTCTCGATAGAACATATCTTTTCGTACAAGTTACCTATTCGCTTCATTGCGTTACTCGTTTGCTGATTTCTTAGGGAACGTTCGGGAATCCCTACTAATACCCCTTAAATAGTTGTTGTTTTTTGCCAAGTGGCAAGGTTTTTACCCCGTTAAAATCTGCATAGCTGGGAGCCGATATTCGCATTCGTATTCGAAGCCGTGTTATTCGTATTCGCGTACGAAAAGCCGGCATTCGCGCTGTTATTCGCATTACCGCTGAAAAGCACGCCCCAAGGGTAAACCGCCTATATTTCTATTCGAAATAATACCTTGTACCCGAAGCCCGCATAGTTACTTTACGCGGAAAGGCGTTACGCTCTTTAATCTTCCCAAGGATATATTTAATTTCCTGCGAATTGGTAAAGAACTTCCGCGCTTCGTTATCCGGGTCTTCTCGGTTGAATTTAATCTTAACCAAGAAGCGGTTATTTCCGAACTTCGTTTTAACGTCGTCCAAATAGTCTACAACCCAAAACGAAAGATTGATTAACTTTTGCTGGTTCGTTTCCGGGCAGTTAAAATGCTTGTTATTCGCGTCCGGCTCAATCTGCAAGAAAGCCAAACTTCCGTCGTCCGGTCTGCTGTTGTTTTCCATTTTTGCGAAAAATTGAACGGCGGGCGTTCGTCCTAATTTGGGCTGGTTCGAAAGCCCGCCGTAGTTAAACCTTCTTTGTTAAATGCGTTCCGCGTCGTGTCGTTTTAAGCGGGTAAAAAGCAAAGCCGGGAGCCGAGATGCGCAGTCGCATACGAAGCCGCGAAATACGTAGCCGCGTACGAAAAGCCGGCAGACGCGCCGACACTCGCATGACCGCCGAAAAGCACGCCCCTTTGACTTTCGCCGGTGGTTGGCAGGCTGGTATAGAAGTAATCGGCGAAGTAAGTAGTAGAACTTGCGCCTACCTCTGCCGGCATATTCTCGCCGTATTCGCCAATCATCATAACTTTAACGTAGCCTTCCTTGCGCGGTAGGTCGCCGCGTTTCTCGTAGTCGGTATAGTCGTTGCTTTGGAATTTGGCCGGGTCGGTACATACGAAAAACTCACTAAGGCCGCCGGCCGCGTCGCTCTGAATATTGCATTTACAGCCGTCCGTCCAACTCCAAACGTGCCCGAAAGGATTTTCCAAACCTCGGTAGGAAGGAACCGAAACGGTAGCAAATACGCCCCCTTCCGAATCCGGCATAGCGTAATCAACGACCCCCGTTTTATTTCCGAGGGCGTTGGTATGACCGCAGGGGACAAAAGGGTAATACCCGTTATATGCGCTCCAATTACTTACCGTAGTAACGCCGGGGCCTAATCCTCCCTGCTTGTATCCTTCGCTCGTAGGTTCTGCGTTGTAGGCAAGCTGGCAATTAAAGTTAGCGTATTCGACGGCGTAAAGCCACCAGCAAGTTTTTTGTACCTCGTAAACGTCGCAATTCCAACCGGCCCCGTTCTTGCCTGCATTTCCCCGGTTACGCGCGTACGCCCGGAAGTTGGTAAGGCTGATAGTCGTAGCCGGTCGGCCCAAAAATGTGCGATATGTTCCGTCGTATGCCGCATTATTGCCACCGCCTCGGAAAGCCTCCGAAGTGTTTACGACACTTGCAAGTTTCGGCGTAGCCGATACGGTACGGTCTACGGCAGCTTCGTAAGCCGAACGATAGGCAAGCGGTACCAAGTGGAACCCCGGTAATGCGTGTTCGGAAAGAAGGCAACGGAATTTAGTACCGTCTACTTCGAACTTGCGGTAGTGGGCCGGTATTTCTACCATTACCTGCCCGTCGGTACCGTCAAGTTTGGCGGCGGCTCCTGTATCGCGCTTGGTGCTGTCGTTCGCATGAAGGTAGTAAGCCACCGTTCCGTTATCGCGCAAGATACAACGGCGCATTTTACTTTGAATAGGCAGCGAAACGTGAAGTTCCGGGCGACCAATTCGGGTACAAGCCGAAGAAGCTACGTTAGAATCCCATTCTATACCGTAGTAGTAATCATAGGGAAACGTCGGCTTCGTGTTTCCTACTCCAATCAATAAACCCATATCTTGCTGATTTAATACCCCCAAATAAGGGTAGCGTTAATACTCGTTTGCCTAATCTCGCGGACTATTTCGGGGTTCCAGCCTGTTTCGAAGCGCGTAGCTACGAACTTGCCCGGCTCCATGCCCCAAAGGTTTACTTCAAGAACTACGGCGGTTTCTCCGTCGTTCTTAATGTTAAACGGCGTATCTTCCATTTTGAAGTTACCCGTACTTAGCCCTTCAATGGGGCCAATTCTTCCGATTTGGGCGGAAACCGTTTCGCCCCCTCTCGTTGTACTCATTTCGTCGAATTTTAAGTTACACAAAAATACCTACTTGCGTATTATAATAATACGTTTGTTGGTAAAATATTAAAAACTCACTTTATGCTTTTGTCGAATATTTGGTATAGTTTCGCAATATCCAACTCCCCATAATATTAACGAACTCCATTAAATCGCCGGGGGATAATACCCCAACTTGGGTATAAGAAGTTTTTGTACCTTTTACAACCGTACAAGGGTATGAAGACGAATTATATAATGAACAGTTATAACCGTCATGCTCGGAATTTGTTTCCATTAAAACCCCGAATTGTCCGTTAGAAACTAAACGCATATAGCAATTTTCGGAAACTTCCAACACGGTAGTAAATTGTAAAAGAGGGCAATAGGTTAGCGTATATATCGTTTTATATGACCCGCTCGTTTCGAAGTAGTTGGAAATACACCGCCCATCTTTATATACACGGAATTTGGCCCGGTTGCCTTCCATTGAAGAGGGCGTTTGTGCCGTAAAATCAATATCGGTATTACGCTGGTAGGTTTCGCCCGTCGTGGATAACGCGAAAATCTGCGCCCCTGCTATATTCGTAACTGTTCCTACAATTTCCCCGGCTCGGTTGTAACAATTATCCCCATTACTCGGCGTTGCGCTTTTGGTATAAACGTGAGTATAACTGTTGCTTGTCCAACCGTAATACTCTATACCCCCTTGTTGCGCTCCCGCAAATATCATCGGGTAGTCGGATTCTGTGGTGGGATTGTAACCGGCCATAGCCGCTACTACATTTTGTCCCGTATCACGTACCCCGATAAACCCGGAAAGGGCTACACCGCCTTCTATTTCCGTTCTTGCATCTTTGAAAGCGTCGCGCAAATACTCTATATCACTTTGTTCCAATTCGGAAACATTCTTTAATGTCCCGTCGGACGCACGAAATTTGATGTTCCCACCAATTTCCCCGGTATCTAAATCGAAATAGGTTTGCCCGTCGCCGCTTTGAATCCGGCCCGTAGTAAGGAATCGCCCGTTAATAGTAGTCGCGCCATAAGTAAGGGCAATAAGACGCGCCGGCCGCTTTCCGTCGGTGTCCGTTATCGCGCTGCTTAGGCTTCCCACCAAGAAATAGTAATATGTCGGGTCGCTGTCTACCTTTCGCTGTACTGTATCGAAAACGATGTTTCCGGCCGTACCGGTCTTTTGGCAACGGGCGTATATGTAATACACCGTCCCGCTTACAAGGTTCGAGAAGGTGGCCGTATTTAGCTGCCAACTCTTTACGGTTTCCGCTATCGTGTAGTGAACCAACGTACCGCCTACAACCCTTACCGTATTGGGGTTGCCTTCGTAGTTCGGTTCAAAGCGGGTGTTCTGTAATACGAACTGCTGGGAACGTGCGCCGGTTGCTAACATGGTCGTTTCAATCGAAAGTGGCTTTATCTTCTCGCTGTAATAGTGGCCTTCGGGGTCGAACACGTTGGCTAATACCTCTTGGCTGGCTTTCCAATTGCGGCGGGCCTTCGACGGGTCGGCAAGGTCGTTTATCTCTATAACATTGTCGATTTTCTGCAAGTCTTCGATAACGCGGGTAATCGTCGTTTTGGTTACGCTGTCGCCCAAGGTTATATTATACTTGTATTCCCGCAGCAAATCGCGCGTAAAAGCCGTAATTCGTACCGATTTGTTTACGCCTATGTCTTCATCTTCCACCGGAATATAATCGCCGACGGCGAAAAGGTTTACTACGGTCAATTCGCCGGCGAACTGACGTATAAAATTTTCGTCGATACTTAACCCGTACTGTACTTGCGGCTGGCTGTATTCGGCTATTGCCTTGTTGCCTTCCGCAAGGAGTTTGTTTTCCGCGTCGGTCTTGTAAGCGTCCGGCAAATTTATATCCGTGAAGAAATACTTATCGCCTACGCCGAACTGAAACGCCGCACTTGTTTTGCTGGGGAACTTCATGCCGTTTTCGTCCGTGAACGGTACTACCTGTATTTCTTTCGTCGCGTGGTCGTACTTGTGTACGTCAAATTCATATCCGGCCAAGTTTCCGGTAGTGAACTTTACCTTTGCGTTCACTCCGTCTATAAGCCACTTTGTATTACCCGCGCTATCCTTTTCGTTAAGGTCGAAGTTCATAGTAGCGTCCTTAAAGGCATAATACGCGCTTCCGGCGGCAGTTACTTCGCCGTAACGTTCGGGTTTAATATCGTCGAATATCTTTGTATTCTCCTTCAATCCGTAAGCCGCAATAGCGGCCGCGTCTTCGATGTAGGAAGCGTTCTTTGCCTTGCCCGGAAGACAAAGACGGGTATAACGGTATTTATCCCCAAGGTTGCTACTACCGCCATAGACGTATAGCCGGGTAACTACATTCTTGGAATTGATGTTTTGGCGCGTCAATTCGTAAAGCCCGCCGGTACGTCCGTACCGGAAAGTATAGGGGAAGTTTACCCCGGCCATTTTGATATTGAGCGAACGAACGCCGTTAGCTTGGGTAATCTCAAATTCGGTGCTGTATTGCTCGCAAAGGTCTTGCAACACTTCCAAACAATTCTTTTCCGTATAGGTTAGCGTCTTAAACTCCGTATTGGCAGGGAAAACGCCTAACACCCATTTACCCGGATATACACGGGTAAGGTTCCCGATAAGAATACCTAAGAAGTCTTCCAAATCGCCCGTAAAGCTGTCTAATACGGTATCGTCCGGTAACAAAAATTGCGCGTCGATTAACTCGTACTGTACCCCTTCGAAAGTAAGGGTATATTCGAAGTTCCGGTTTCCGGTCTTCTTAATTCCCGGAAGCTGGTTAAGGGTATAGGTCTTCCCGTAAACGTCTATTTGGTCGCCCAAGTGGAAGGTTAAGGGCGTGGCACTTTTTACGGTTATCGCCACCGTATCGGCTCCCAATAGCGTAATACTCTGTTCGGCCTTGGTAACGCCGGACTTACGCGCCCGTGAGGTCAAAAGGGCCGTAGTCCCGTCCGGGTGTCTTACTATAATTTGTTCCATACGATAATACCGTTAGTAGTGAAACTTTCTATTTCTTCGATAACGCCAGCGACAATGGCGTAAAAAATTCCGTCGGTCGTATATTCGTGGCTGGTTGTTACGTCGGTTCCGTAAACGTCGTTCGTTTGAGTTCCGTCGCCCCAAAAAATAGTAACCGCTTTCGCGCTGGTTAGGGTAATCGTTAGCGTCTTCGTATCATTGCTTAAACGCTGGTGCCGTACGATACGCTTTACCGGGTCGGGTTCCTTCAACTTCAAGGTAAAGGTTCCTACCATAAGGTCGTCATTCCAACGCTTGCTAATGGCTACCCCGTTTTCGTTATAGACTTCGTAAAGCAACGGTTTCGTAGGGTGTATATCTACCATAAGCCGCTGGGTATTGGGCCGGCTGAATACGTCCAAGAAGTCGTTTAGCTTCGTAACAAAGTCTACCTTCCCGTTCGCTTTCATAAAGCAATTAAGGGCTATTTCGCGGGGTTGCAGTATCTTGTTTTCAAGGTCTACTATCTCCCCGTGATAATCCGGCCAATCGACGGAAACCGGGGTTTTCATCTTGGGCCGGTCAAGAAGGCCGCTACTTTCGCTTACATAAATATCCCAAGCCTTAAAATCGGTTCCGTCTATGCTGTAAGCCAATTGCGCCACCGTAGCGATACTTTCGGTAATTTCTTCCTGCGTCAAGGCGGTATTATATACCTTAACTTCGTCGATACAACCGTAGCCGTTGGCGGTCGTATAGATGTCTTGCAGGATAGCGAAACCGGTAGGCTGGGCCGGTAGCGTAATGGTTTGTACTAATGCGGTATCAAGGTAAATGCGGATTGTTAGGCCCTCTTTGACGATAGCCCAATAGCCCCAAGTATCGGCCGCAAGGTTAAACCACGCTTCCGTATAGCCTTCCAATGCTTCCCACCGCGCGAAAAATCCGATACGCTTACCTGTAAAGCCGTCCGGGAAGGCCGAACGCTTCAACCAGGCAAGAAGGGTAAAGTTCCCGGTAAGGGGAATTACGTTTTTGTCTATATCGCAATGCCCGCTACCGTCGAACTTTATACAGTTGCCTTGCTTGCCGCCGGTAAAGTCCGCTTCTACTACCGTACCGTCCGCCCGCGTCTTGCTGTAATCGTAGGCAATGGTAGAACCGGCCGCTTCATCGAAGGGCATATTTAGGATAATGTTACTTTCGTCTGCCATATCAATACGTTTTAGTCGTTTTTCGAATAACTTTTATTATCGCGTTACCTTCGCCGTCGCCGGCGGTGGTCGTCAAGCTCCCGCCGTAGTGGTTTACGCAAATCTTCGCGTTATCCCGCGCTTCTACCTCTACGGTGGTGTCGTCGAATACGTCTACCATGACGAAGGAATTACCGGTAGCAAGAACCTTTAACCGGCTTTGGTGCTTTACGAATACCTGCCCTACGTTCCAACCGTCGTAAGTGGCGGTACCCTCGCAACGGCCAAGGGCTACTACGTGCCGGAAGTTTCCGGCCGTAATAGCGCGGTCGAGGAATACGCCGTAGGCTTCGCAAGTGCCTACGAAGTGCCGGCGTATAAATTCATTGCTGGGGTACTCGTTGCTTAGGCAGAAGTCGATACCTTCAAGGTACATTTTTATAAGTTTGTCTTTCTCCTTGGTATCTATAAGGCGGTCGTACCATTCTTCGCAAATGCCTTTCTTTTTGGCGTCGCGGGCCAATCGTTTATTTACTTCCATATCGCTACATTGTTATTCCTTGCGCCCGTAACGGGTCGGACGCGCTTCCCGAAGTATTCTTTTCTATCTGTTCAAGGTGCCGGTTCGATACGCTTAGTTTGCCGTCGATGTTGGCAAGGTGTATAAGCTGCTGGCGCAAGATTTCTATTTCCTGCACTTGGTTTACACGTACAGCGTTCGTTTGTCCGGCCAATAGGTCTATACTTTCTTGGCTGGCTCCCTTAATTGCACCGGATAGGCTCGTAGTTGGGTCGCCGTTATCGTCCAAGTCCTTAAACAAGTCTTCGTACAACTTCAAGGCTTCGGCGTACCCTTGGGCTATCGAGTTTACCCTATCCTTAAACCGTTTTTGTTCTTCCGGGGTCAAGCCGTCGAAGGAACCGCCGCCTTCATCATCGAAACCCATATCGCGCTGCAACTGCTTTACGGCACTTTGTAGCTGCTGTTCAAGGAATTGTTTTTTTAAGGCGTTCTTTACGGCATTGCCTAATACCTGGTTCGTAACCTTTTCAATCGCGCTTTTTACTTTGTCGCTGTTGAAACCGTCGGAGTAGGCTTCGGCTATCGCGTCGGACAATTGCGTAGCCAAGTCCTTTGCCGAAGTCTGCGTTACGCTCTCGGTAATTTCGGCTATGGTGTCTTCGATTTGGCGGCCTAATTCTTCGTATTGTTCCTTGTATTGGTTTACCTTATCGCGGTCGGTCTTCTTCTTGCCTTCTTCCGCTTCCCACATAGCCCGCAAGTGTGCACGTTGTTCGCGCATATTGTTGATAAGGGCCTTTTGGTTGTCGTAAACCGATTCGCCTAACGCCTTATCTACGGCGTGTTCAAGTGCTTTATATACTCGTTCCAATTCTTTAACGGCCGCCGCGTGCTTCTTAATGGCACGTTCGGCCCGACGGTCGCGGAAATTGAACACTTCGAACGCGGAAGAAATAAGCCCTATACTACCTTGTATAATCCCCAGCGGGTTGCCGGTTGCGATACCTTCGGCTAATTGTCCGGCGGAACCTATCATTTCGCCGATGTCGCCTAAAAGCTGCTGGGTTACTTCGTCGCCGGCAAGTCCCATGTTTGCAAGCGCACCCGTAACCGCGTCGAACGAACCTTTTACCAAGTCGGCCGTAGCCCCTACACTTTTGAATACTTCGGATAGGTTCGCTTTGCTTGCGTCCTTCTTATAGTCCTTCAAAGCCGTAGAAAGGGCCTTAAACGGGTTGCGGGTCTGTATTTCGTCCTTGGCTTCCCGTAACTTGCTTAAAACTACGTCCAGGTCTTGCGGGTCGAGTTCTACGCCTAATTGGGCCTTTTGCGCTTCGATTTTATCTATAAGGGCCTGTATTTGCGCCGTAGTAAGGTCGTCGAGGTTCCCGAAAAGTTGCTCCCAAGCCCCGGAATCGGTCAATTCCTGCAACGCTGCGGACGAAAGGGCCTTATTCTTGGCTTCCTGCAATTTCGCCACTAATTCTTCGTTTTTCTGCTGGGTCGCCAAAGCTATTTTTTCGTCGTATTGCGCGGAAATATCGGCGCATTTCTGCTGATAGGTTTTGTATTCCTCTACCAATGCGTCGTAGTCCTCGTTGCCCGAACTTTTTGCGTATTTCTTGCGCTCTTTCTCCAAATTCGCCAAGGCTTCCAAGGCTATACGGCGTTCGTCGTCCGTCTTGGCCTTCGCCAATTGCTCGTTAAGAAGGCGGCTATTTTCGGCGTAGTTGGCTTCGAAGGTTATTTTTTCGCCCAGATAGCTCGCATAATCGGATAGTAGGGCTTTTGTCCGGTCTTTGGCCTTTTGCTCTACGTCCTCCTGCTGCTTCTTGATAATATCGCTTTTACCTTTGTCAAGGTCGGAACCGTCCCCGGCCAAAGCCTTACGCTTTTCTTCTAAGATATTAACCATTTCCAAAATGGAACGTGCCCCGGAAAGTTGGTCTTTAAGTTCCTTTTCGAAGCCGGCTAAAACGGTTTCCTTCGTTTCGGTGGCTATGGCGTTATTTAGCTTCTGCAATTCTTCGGCTTGCTTCTTGGTGGCCGTACCGCTTCCGATAGCTTTAATAAGTTGGTCGCGCTGCTTCTGCAAGTAATCCAAATAGCTACTTCCTTCTTTCAGCAACCCGGCAAACTCGGTTTTTGCGGCATTGCGTACTACTTCGTCTTTGGAATTTACCCAATTGTAATACTCTGTATATTTCTTTTTCCGGGCTTCCAATTGTTCCGTAAACGGGTCTTTCTGCGTTGTCTTGGAAGTGCGGGAATTTCCACCGGTTATTGCGTCTACTTTTTTCTGCAATTCCGCTATTTCCTTCAATTTGGCCGTATATGCCGCTTTATCCGTAATGGATATATTTTTTAATTCGGATTGAAGTTTGGAAATTTCCGCTTCATACGCCCCTATTGTTCCGGCCGCGTATTCTTTTGCTCCTTTAATGCCTGTTTTTTTCAGCGTTTCGGCTCCTTCTGCCTCGCTTTTAGCTGCCAACTCATAAAATTTCTTAATCTCTGCATCAAGTTTTTCGCCTTCTTCTTCGTACTTTTTAATGGCAGGATTATCAATTTCATAAGTATATCCACCTATTCCGGTCATTGGGTCGCCGGGTACAAACCTCGTTACTTTGGGGGTCTTTTGTGCTTCTTCTAATTTAAGCTGGTTTTCAAGCCATTTTTGCGCTATCTCCGAAGCCTTTGAAGTAGCCGCTAACGCCTTGGCTTTTGATATTTGTGCGTTTATAAATGCGTCTTTGTTATTGACTAACAAATTTTCGGCATCGTACACGTTGTTTACCTGTACGCCTAACTCCTTAAATTTTTCTGCATTTTCTTCTACGAACTTCTCTTTTTCTGCAAGGTTATCGCCTAATTTTTCCCAAGCAAAAGAAAGTTCATTTACCGACGCAACGGGTTTTACTGCTATTTCGGCAATTTTCGAATTAAGTTCTTCTTGCGCTTTTTTTGCTTCTCTCGCTTTACTTACGAAAGATGAAATAACCGCAATAACGGCGGTAATCGCTACTGAAAGGCCAAGAGTCAAGGTCGCCATTAACGCCTTTGCCGCTACGTTGGAAATACCCAAAGCCGTAGCAAACTTCGTTTCCGCTACGGTAAGTAATTCTTTCGCCTTGCGAACTAATACAAGCTGGGTATATGAATCCTTGTTTAAGGTTTTGGCTACCTGCTGTAAGCCTATGGTTATAGCCATAAGGGACTGAACTTTAACCATAATCTTTTGCAAGTTCTCATTTTCCCCGGCAAACAGTCCTACCGCACCCTGCGCGGCCGAAAAAGCCCCGCTTATACCGCCCATTACCTCTAATACGGTATTCATATTTTGGTAGTCGTCGGACATAATTTTAGCCTGCGTATTTGCGTCGGCCATAGCGTCCGCCAAGCGGCCTAATTCCGCCTGCATAGCCCTAAATTCGTCCGTATCTCGCTTCCCTGCCTGCTCCATTTCCGCAAGTGAATTTTTAAGGTTCATAACTTGCGTTCGTAACATGCCTTTCGCCTTGGCGTTTTGCTCTACCTTGGCCTTATTCTCGTTTAAGGTCTGTTCTTCTTTCTGTAAAGCGTCCGCCGTGTTCGCCACTTCCTGCAAAAGTGCTTTCCGCTGGGCTATTTCGTCCTTTATAGCCTGTTGTTTGGCCGTTAATGCCCTATATTCTTCGTCCCCCTTGGCGGTGCCTTTCATAAAGGCGGTTCCGGCCGCTTCGCCCAGGCGGGCGTACTCTTTTTCAAGGTCGGCGATTGCGTTACTATGGATTGCGGCCATAGTGTCTATATCCTTAAACGCCGCTTCAATTTGTGCGGCGGCTTCTCTATACGCGGCTTCCATGCGGTCGCCGCCTTCTACGGTTGCGTCCGTAAAACCCTGTACGCGCCTTTTGGTTTCGGCCAATGCGCTATTTATTTGCCCGTTGTTCGCAATTATATCGAACTCCAAGGCCCCGCCTTTTATATTCATCGGATAAGGTTGTTTATCTGTTGTAAAATACTTTCGGCGTTCTCGCTGGTTATCTTGGTTGTCGTGTTGCCCGCTGTATTGCCGTCTTCGTCGTCGGCTATGCGCGGCGCGTCGATTAACAACCGTTGAACAACGGCCCAAGCTACGCCGTGATGTAAGTAATCCCAAGTCCAGCCAAGGTGGGCGCAAATCGAACCCCGGCGGCCGTAAGGACTATTAAGCCCTATTACTCTATGCGCTCCGTCCTCGGTTGGGTCGTTCTTGCGCCGCTCATCAAGCGCATAGAGTTTATAAAATCCCCTAAGTTGCTTACGCTGGTTACGGCTTCGGAAAGTCCTACCAATTTGGAAGGTTTAATAGTGTGGAAGAAAAGGGCCGTAAGCCGGTCTAACTCCTTATCGTCGTTGTATTTTTTTACCCTTCCACCCGCGCAAACTTCGGTAACGTGGTAATCTTCGCCCAATACGGCAATAGCGATTATTCGGGCCATACGTGCGGCGTTATCTTTGGCTATGCGCTTCGCTTCCGCCAAGGTTTCCGTTCCGCCGGCTGTAAGCCGTTTTTCGTCTAAGCCCATTTCTACCCATATCGCGCTAAGTCTGTCAAGAACCGAAAGCGTAGGTTCCTGTATTTCGAAGTCTTCCTTTACCGTAATTACTTCGGGACGTTGGAAGAATCCTTTAACGCCTTTTTTATGCCGGCGGATTTTATGCGTAACGCTGAACTTTATACCTTGCTTTACCAAAAGGTTAAGTTCTTCGCGCTCTAACTCTAAATCCGTTTTTTCTCTTATCGTATCGTCGTTCATATCGTCGTTAAATCAAGAAAGCCCCCGAAACTTTCATTTGGGGGCTTTCGGGTTAAAGTAAGGCTTTCCCCGCGTTATGCCTGCACGTCTGCGGCGGTCATAAGCGTAGCGGTTATTTTCTTAGTTCCCGTTTTGGTCGGCTGCAATACGGTACCGGCAACCTCGATAAGAAGAATACCGCTTTTACTGAAAGTTGCGTTAATCTTACTTACGAGTTTCATGCGCGGAATCTCGAATTTAAGGCCCTGTTCCGGGGTAATGCGTACCGACTTTTCGACTACGGGGATTTTATCCGGAGCTTCCCATTTATCCGGCGTTGAACCCGTGCCGGGGGTACCTACGCCGCCCAAAAGGTCGGCAAGAACCGTAACCGAAGGGTTCATAATCGAAAAGTTAAAGTTCGTCTTACCCCCTCGGCTAATGCTTACTACTGGGTCGTCCACTTCTTCGGCGTAGTGGTCGGTTGTTTCCGGG